CATTTCTGGTGTTGGTACAATTGCCAACCTCATCACTACTGGTGTATCTACAATTCCAACTCTGGATGTAGAGAACCTTGATGCTCTTGATGCCAAGATCACAACGGGTCTTGTAACGTCTCTGACTGGCACCTATGCGACGATTACAGACACTCTGACCGTAGGAACGGCAATCACCTTCAGAAGTGGCATTGTCAGTGCTACAACCCTTACTGGTGAGATTGTAAGAGTTGATACTGCCATCTATGATAGTAACAACAATGTAGGTGCTGCCAACTCCATCCTGACGATCTCTGGTGGCAAGTTAATCTGGCAGAATCCTCAAGAAGCAAATATCTCCACGTCGTTTGCTCCTGGCAACACCTATTATGTTTCCGAAAATGGAAGCAACGATAATGAAGGTGACAGACCAGAGAGACCATGGAGAAACGTTGGATACGCACTGACACAGATCAGCAACATCGGTGAAAACGATGTTCTGAATATTAGTGCTGGTGTCTACGAAGAAACTTTCCCACTGACGGTTCCTAGAGGTCTGACAGTTAAGGGTGCTGGTCTTCGTGCTACGAAGATTATGCCAACAACGGCAACAAAGCAGGAAGACTGCTTCCTGATGAATGACAGAACCGTTATTGAGGATCTGACGGTTGGTGGTCTCTACTTTGACACTCCAAACAACAAAGGATACGCATTTAAATATGCTCCTGGTATTGCCATCACAACCAGATCTCCCTATGTTCAGAGGGTAACCGTTCTGAACTTTGGTAGCAATATCACTGCCGATGATCCATACGGATACAATACAGCCGATTCCCCACCATCATTCTATATTGCTGGTGGTGGTGCTTATGTTGATGGTTCTGAGGTAACTAGTGATTCTCTGGAAGCAGGATTCCTGTTTAACGAATGTACCTTCATCGTTCCAAACAGCAAAGCACTTTCCTTCACTAACGGTGCCAGAGTTGAGTTCCTGAACTGCTTCTCTTACTTTGCCGCAACTGGTATTGAGGGTCTGTCTGGTTCTGTTGGTTTTGCTTCTACTGGTAAGACAAGACTGAGAGCAACTGGTCTCACGACAGACGTTGGAGTCGGTAACACTGTTACCTACTTTGATACTGACGGTGTAACTGGTCTGGCAACTGGTATTGTTGCTAGTGCCGATGCCACTTATTTCAGAATCCAAGGTAAGAGCACTGGATTTGAAGTTCTGCCAAACAGATCTGCTCAGGCAGTTACCTTCAATGGTGACGCACAACTCTCCACCAACTTCCCCAAGTTTGGTACAGCAGCACTGTATCTTGACGGTACAAACGATTCTATTAGTGCCGAAACGTCTGGTGGATTTGGATTTGGAACTGGTGATTTTACTGTTGAGTTTTTCATCAGACCAGACGAAATCACTGGTAAGAAGACTCTGTTTGACCTGAGAGATGGATCTGATTCCGATACTGCGATCAACGTCGTTTCTCTCGGTGCTAGCATCGGTCTGCAGGTAGGAACCACAACTGCTATTCTGGGTAACACTGGACTGAGCACTGGCACCTATTATCACGTTGCTGTTGCTAGAACTGACAGCAATACCAAACTGTTCATTGACGGCACACAAGAGGGTTCTACCTACTCGGATAGCAATGACTATGGAAGCACCAAGCCAATGGTCCTTGGTGCCGAATATGACGGTGCTACAGGTGCTTATAAGGGATACATTGATGAGTATAGAGTTGAGAAGGGTGTAGGCAAGTACAGAGCAAACTTCACTGCTCCAGTAGCAGAACTTCTGGGTGATAGAGACACCTCTGTTCTCCTCCACTTCAATGGTTCTGCTGGTGTAACCACCACTGCTGATGACATCATCGTCAATCAGGACATTCGCATTGAGCAAGCTGGTGGTGGAATCGGAACCGCAACCAAACTTACCCTTGCTGACTTCAGTCAGTTTGGTGCTGACATGCGTTCGGTCGGTTGTGCCATTGAGTATGGTCAGAAGGGTGTTGTTGCCGATGGTGACGGTGTTGCTCTGAGATTCTTTGCTGTCAACTTCAACTTTGTCGGTTCTGGTGGAGACTTCTCTAACGATCCTAACCTTGCCGTTCAAGCAAACGAAGTTACCGAACTGAACAATGGTGAAGTTTCCTATGTCAGCATCGACCACAAGGGTGACTTCAGAGTCGGTGAGGCATTCTTCGTTGATCAAGAGAATGGAACGGTATCCTTTACTAACCAGGTAACCAGTCTTCAAGCACTTTCTTCCCTGACGATTACTGATGGCACTAACAGCAGTGTTATCACTCCTACCAGTGGTCAGTTTGGTAACGTCTCTATCTCTGGAAACAGCATTGAGACTCTCTCTGGTGATCTCAACCTCAATCCAGCTGGTTCTGGTGAAGTCAATATCGTTGGTAATGTCAATATTGCTGGTATTCTGACAGCATCAGTCGTTCAGATTGATGCCTTCCAGAAGGGTGATACTTCTATTGCTCTGGACGATACTGGTTCTGACGGCACTATCAGATTCAATACTGATGGTGTTGAAGGGATGAGACTCACCAACACTCAGTTCTTGGGTGTTGGAACCGATGCTCCTGCTCAGAGACTTCATGTTGAAGGTAATGTTTATACAACTGGTATTGGTACTTTTGAAAGGATTGAAACTTCTAATGCAGATGCCTACAGTTTCTATGGTGGTAAGGAATCTGGACTGACAGCAGATACTTCGTCAGAAAGAAACATTGTTCTTGGTTATCAAGCTGGATACGACCTTAGTGGTTCTGACGATAACATTATCATTGGTTATCAGGCAGTATCTTCTACATCTAATAGTTTCTCTACTAGAAACGTTGCTATTGGTAACTTCTCACTTGTAGATCTTACTACTGGTGACTTTAACATTGCGATGGGATACTCTGCAGGTAAGTCAGTTACATCTTCCATCTATAACATTGCCATTGGTGATAGAGCACTGGATGGTACTGGATCTGCTGGTAATTACAATATCGCTCTTGGTCCTGAAGCTGGTTTAAATGGTAGTGGTATTGATGCAAACATATTGATTGGTTATCAGGCTGCTGGTACTTTCCTGACTGGTGACCAAAATACTGTTATGGGTCACCAAGCTGGTCGTTTATTATCCAGTGCATTCTATAACACCATTATTGGTGCATATGCTGGTGAAGCACAAACTAATGGTGGTGATTACAATACCTATCTTGGATATCAGGCAGGTAGATATACACAATCTGGTAGCAACAACCTTGCTCTTGGTGCTTTCTCTTTAGGTGGAAACTATAATACGGGTTCAGAGAACATTGCTATTGGTTTATATGCGTCTTACGCAATAACCAATGGTACTGCAAACATTGCAATTGGTAGAGAATCTCTTCGTAACATTACGACTGGTGACTGGAACATTGGTATTGGTTATCAAGCTGGATACAACCTTGATGGTAATCAGCAACATAACATCTTGATGGGTTATCGGGCAGGATACTTCTCTGACACTGGTGACTATAACGTTGTTTTGGGATATCAGGCTGGATATAATTTAGAGTCTGATTATATTGTTGCTATTGGTGAAAATGCTGGTCAACAATCAGTAAGTGCAACTGGATCCATCATGATCGGTCGTCAGGCTGGTTATGATATGGAAGGCAGTTACAACACTGCCATTGGTGCATACTCAATGTATGACCATGACGGTGGGGGTGCCTACAACATTGCTCTGGGTTACCAGTCAATGTATAGTGATGGATCTAATTCAAATTACAATATTGCTCTTGGTTATCAGGCACTGTTCGGTGAAAACACTACCGAAGGTGACTTTAATATTGCTCTTGGATATCAGTCAGGTGATGAACTTACCACTGGTTCTAATAACCTTCTGCTTGGTAATCAGGCAGGTGACTCTATTACCACTGGTGGTGAGAACGTTGTCATCGTTGCTGGTGACTTCAATACTCCTGATGTCAAGAATCCAACGGGTCACGGACAACTTGTTATCGGTTCTGGATCCACTGCCTGGATCACTGGTAATAACTCGTTTGGTGTTGGTATTGGAACTGACGATGCTCAGTCCAAATTCCACGTTGAAGGAACGACTCTGATTACTGGAATCACAACTGTCGTTAACATTGAGATTGGTGCTGGTAGTAGTAACACAATAAATAGCAAGACAGGTGCTCTCACCTTAGATTCTGAGATTGGCAGCAACGTTGCTATCAACACTCATGTCAATGTTGTTGGATTCCTTTCGGCAACAGATGGTATTTACTATGACTCTGGTGACTATAGTGGTCCTAACGGCATTGCTTTCTTCAATGATGACGGATTAATTGTCAGCAGTGGTGCTACAACCAGTGGTATTACCACTTCTAATTATCTTCTCACAACCAACGCATCTGGTGTCCCAGTATGGTCACAAGTATTTGACGGAGGCTCCTTCTAATGGCAAAACCGAATAGTAGACAATCACTTATTGATTATTGTCTTAGGAAACTTGGTGCTCCTGTTCTTGAAATTAACGTTGCCGATGAGCAGATTGATGATGCCGTAGATGATGCTCTTCAACTGTTCCATGAAAGGCACTTTGATGGTGTTGCCAGAACTTTCCTGAAGTATCAGATCACTTCTGAGGATAAAGATCGTGGAAGAGCTGGTCCTGGTGGAACAGGTATTACAAGTGAGACTGCAACTTCTACTGCTGGACCATCATTCACTTGGTACGAAAACGCAAACTATATTCAGGTTCCCGATTCTGTAATCGGTATTGAGAAGGTATTCAAGTTTGACTCCAGTTCCATTTCTAATGGAATGTTCAGTGTCAAGTATCAGTTGTTCTTAAATGACATTGCATTTGACCTTGGATATCAGGGTCTTCTTACATATGCGATGACTAAGAGTTATCTTGAGGATATTGACTTCTTACTGACAACTGATAAGCAACTCAGATTCAATAAGAGACAAAATAGATTATACATGGATATAGACTGGGCAAGTGCCGTAGTCGGTGACTATATTGTTCTTGACTGCTACAGGATCATGGATCCTGATGACTTTACCAATGTCTATAATGATTCTTTCTTGAAGATGTATCTTACTGCTCTAATTAAGAGACAGTGGGGTCAGAATCTCATCAAGTTCAAGGGAGCAAAACTTCCTGGTGGTATTGAACTTAATGGTAGAGAAATCTACGATGATGCCGAGAAAGAACTTGAGGACATCAAGAAGAGAATGCTCTCAGAATACGAAATTCCTCCCCTTGATCTTATCGGATAATGGCACTTAATCCATTTTTTCTACAAGGCTCTGCCAATGAACAGTATCTTTTACAAGATCTGATCAATGAGCATTTAAAAACTTATGGAATAGAAGTTTATTATATTCCAAGAAAAGTCCTGGGTCAAGATAATATCATCAGGGAAATTGAAGCATCAAAGTTTGATGATAACTTTGCCATTGAGGCATATCTAGAAAACTTTGATGGGTATGCTCCTGGTTCCGATATTATGACTAAGTTTGGAATCAATCTTCAAAACGAAGTTACACTTGTTCTTTCAAAAGAGAGATTTGAAGAATTCATTCAACCATTTATGGCTGAAGTTGATGATACTCAGATGTTGATTGATAGTAGACCAAGAGAAGGTGATTTGGTTTACTTCCCACTGGGAGAAAGATTGTTTGAAGTTAAGAGGGTAGAACACGAACAACCTTTTTACCAACTAGGCACAAACTACACATACAAACTTCAGTGCGAACTCTTTCAGTATGAAGGAGAAGACATTGATACCAGCATTGAGGTTATTGATGATGAAGTAAAAGAAATTGGTTATATCACAACACTTACGCTGGTTGGGCAAGGAACCACTGCTGAACTTAGAATTGATAACTTTGGTAGAACTGGCACTCTCCAGAAAATTGTTCTTACCAATGATGGGGCTGGATACACCAGAGTTCCAACTGTTTCTATTAGCACCTCACCTGCTCTGCTTCCAAACTCTACTGCAGAAGCAGTTGCTATCACAACCGTAAAAAATGGTGTCCACTCTGTTGATAGAATCTTAATAACAAATCCTGGATTTGGATATACCGTACCACCAACGGTAACTATTACCAGTATTGCTAATACTGCACCTGGTGGTCAGGGTGTTTATGGTACAGGTGCTGCTGCTACCTCTGTTATTGCAGCAAACACTGGTATTGCTTCTATTCGTGTTATTAACGGTGGTAGCAATTACTATAACACTCCTATTATTTCGTTTGGATCTAGTACAGGTGCTACTCAACCAGTAGTTGAACCAGTTATTGTTGATGGTGTAATTACAAGTCTTCTTTTCCAAAACACTGGATCTGGATATAGTTTTGCCCCACCATACTTAATAAGTAGAACTGGAGCAGATGGAACCCTTTCCAATACAAACTATCAATATAATGAGGAAGTGGTTGGTCAGGCATCTTCCGTAACCGCAAAGGTTAGAGATTGGAATTACAATACTGGTGTTCTTAAGGTCGGAATAAATAGTGGTACATTCTATGTTGGGGAAGAGATTGTAGGATCTGCTTCTTCGGCAAGATGGAAAGTTGCATCATATAACGATTATGATGAAACATCTCCGTATGATCAAAACGAAGAGTTTGAAACTGAAGGTCTAAGCATTGTTGACTTCAGTGAAGATAATCCATTTGGTGACTTCTAATGTTAGGAACTTATTTTTACCACGAAATTATTAGAAGGACTATCGTAGCCTTCGGTACTCTTTTCAATAACATTCATATCCAACATAGGGATAATGATGGAAATGTTGTTGACGACATTAAGGTGCCATTGGCATATGCTCCAATGCAAAAGTTCCTTGCTAAGATTCAACAGCAAGCAGATCTCAGCAAACCAGTTGCGATTACTTTACCAAGAATGTCATTTGAAATGACAGGTATTAATTATGATCCTACCAGAAAGACAACAGCAACCAAAACTTTTAAAGCAGTTACCGCAGATGGTAACAACATTAGACAAGTATATCTTCCTGTTCCATATAACATCAACTTTCAGTTAGGTCTATATGTTAAGTTGAACGATGATGCTCTTCAGGTAACGGAACAGATTCTTCCTTTTTTCCAACCATCTTTCAACTTAACAGTTGATCTTGTCTCTTCTATCGGAGAGAAAAAAGATATTCCAGTTGTTCTCAATGGAATTTCTATGCAGGATGATTATGAGGGTGACTTTTCTAGCAGAAGATCTTTAATCTATACTTTTGATTTCACTGCTAAGACTTATCTGTTTGGTCCTATTGCAGATTCTTCTGATGGTCTCATCAGAAAAGTTCAAGTTGATATGTATACTAACACAGATCAAACAATTGCCAAGAGAGAACAGAGATATACTGCTGTCCCAGATCCAATTGATGCTGATCCTTCAGATGATTTTGGATTCTCCGAAACATTTGAGTTCTTCACGGATTCTAGAAACTATAGTCCTACTAAGCAAGAGGATATTTAATCATGTCTGGATATGATGGTATTGATAAGGCACTAGATGTTGAGGCATCTATTGTGCCAGAAGGTGGTTGTTTGCCTAGAAAAAAGCAACTGAAAAATATCACTGACAAAACTGATATTGATAGGGACTATGAATATAGCAGAGGACAACTCTATTCTATTATTGAAAAGGGTCAGGAAACTCTGGACGGTGTAATGGAGTTGGCACAAGAAACCAACTCACCAAGAGCATATGAAGTTGCTGGTCAGTTGATTAAGAATGTTTCCGATGCAACCGATAAACTTCTCAAGTTGCAGAAAGAACTTAAGGATCTGAATGCTGAAGATAAGTCAAGCACAACTAACATCACTAACAATGCTTTGATTGTTGGTACTACTGCCGAACTACAGAAGTTAATCAAGCAAGGATTGTTAGACGAAAAGAAAAATAAATAACTCTGGGTTAATTGTTTTCGGTCTAAAATGAATGAATCGAAAAGTGATAAGAATTCTTTGTTTAACTGGTTTG